CTGCTGAGATTAGAATTTACACTTATACGGGTGGGGTTTTAACAGATGGATTATTAACAAGTGCTAACATTCACATAGAAGTTTATGGATAAGGAAATAGTTTTTAAAACCAAAGTTGACACTGGTAATACAGTTAAGGACATTAATAACATTGATAAGGCTTTAAAAGAAGTAAATACAACTTCTAAAAGTACATCTGTAAACTCTCAAAAAGCATTTGAAGATTTAAACGCAAAAGTTGAAAGTGGTACTTTGTCGATGCGTGAAATGACTAGGGCGGTTAAAGAATACCAAACTATCGCATTACAAGCTGGAGAAAATTCACCAATAGGAAAACAAGCAATTGCACAAGCGGGAGAACTTAAAGATCGTTTAGGAGATTTACAAGCACAAATAACAAACACAGGGCAAGACGGTAAACACTTACAAGGTGCATTATCTATTGGTTCGGGTGTTGTGGCTGGATATGGTGCGGTGCAAAGTGCTATGGCTTTGGTTGGTTCAGATTCTAAAGAACTTGAAAAAACATTGGTTAAGTTAACTGCGGTTACTACATTGTTAAATTCTGTTAACGAGATACGAGCATTATTTGAGCGTCAAAGTGCTGCAATGATTACAATTAACGCTATTAAAACTAATATAATGACTTTCTCGCAGTATGCCTATACAACTGCAGTAGGTACAACAACGGGAGCGATGAAGTTGTTAAGGTTGTCTATGTTGGCTATTCCAATATTTGCTATTCTCGCTGGTGTTACTGCTTTAATTTCAGCGATGGATTTATTCGGTGAATCAACTGAGGAAGCAGCTGCTAAACAAAAGAAGTTTGATGAAATGCAAGCGAAGTCTTTAAAGAAATCACAAGACTATTTAACTAATAACTTAAAATCAAGGCAAGAAAACCACGACAAGGAAGTAGAATTGATGAAGGCAAAAGGTGCTTCTAGTGATGAGATTTATAAAAAGGAAATAGATAATTTAGAACTTACAAAAAGAAGTTTAGAAAAACAACAAAAGTTTGGTATTGACATGAATAAAGAACAATATAAACTTTATAAAGATACTATACAAGCGAAGAACGTTTTAGAAGCAACGCACCAAAAAGAAATAAGCGATGCACAAGCAAAAGGAAACGAGGAGCGTAAAAAGAATCAAGCAAAAGCCGATGCACAAGCATTACAAGATCAGGAAGTTGCTGACGCTAAGAAAAAAGAATTAAAACGATTAACAGAAGATTTAATCAATGCTAACATTGAAGATTCAGGACTTAGACAATTAGCACAACTAAGAAAGCAACACGAAAGAGAAAGCGAAGATTTAATAATAAAATTTGGTAATAATCAAAAGTTAATTGACGAATTAACAGTTAAGCAATTTAATGAAACGGAAGCATTAAAAACAGATCTATCGAACCAACAAACAGAAAAGGATAAACAGAAATTAGCGAAAGAAAATACAGACGCTAAGGCTAGGCTAGAAGCAAGAATATTAAATTTCAGAGCAGATTTTGAAGCAGAACAAGGAGCGAAAAAAGAACTTGCTGATTTAGAACTTGCACAAGCATTACAGAACCAAGATTTAACAAACGGTGAGATTGAAAAACTACACGCAGAACACAAAGCGAAAATTGATGGTATAAATGAAGAAACGAAGAACAAAGAAATAGCAAACCAAAAAGAGATACAAGATGCTAGTTTTGAAATTGCTAATAATTCTTTAAGTTCTATTCAATCATTAAGTGATACTATTTTTAGTATTAAACAAAACAATCTTAAGAAAGGAAGTGAGGAAGAATTAAAAAGTGCTAAGAAACAATTTGAGATTAATAAACAAATGCAAATCGCTCAAGCAATTATAAACGGTGCTCAATCTGTTACTGCTATTTTATCTGTTCCTGATTTTACTATGGGTGTTGCTTCGGCTATTCGTATTGCTTCGGCAGGATTGGCTACGGTTGCTACAATAGCAAAAATATCAAGTACTAAATTTGAGTCAAATAGTCCAAGTTCAGTAGCACCACCAACACCGCCAAGTACAAACAATAACACAAACAACAACCAACAAGGAAATAGTGTTAATATGAATGGTGGCTTTACAAATACACTTGATGCAATAGACACATCAACTGGAATTAAGGTTACAGTTGTAGATTCTGAGATAAAGGCAGTAATGGATAACAGTAAAAAAACCAACGTTTTGTCTACAATTGGTGGATAATTAAAAATAAATGTTATAATTTTAACAAAGTAATAAAATAATTAGTAAATTTGAATTATGTTACCAGTTTATAAATTAACAATTAATGATGAAGATGAAACTGGAGTTGATTACAATGCATTTGTAGACACTCCAGCACATCTCAAGTCTTTCGTTTCATTCAATGAGGCTATACCTTATAACTTTGCAGAAGAACAAAGGATTGTAACGGGTGTCATGATGTCAGCAAATACATTAATTTATCGTAATTCTCCTGACATTGGAGAACACCAAGTATTTTTTGATGTTCCAACGATCAAACAGATAGTATTAAAATTCTTTAGAAATTCATTTGGTAATAACGTAAACAGAATGCACGACAATAGAGACATCGTAAATGGTGCTACAATGTTTGAAAGTTATTTAATTGATAAAGAAAAAGGAATTAATCCACCATTAGCATTTGCTAAACAAAATCTTCAAGATGGAACGTGGATTGCTTCGTATAAAATTGAGGACAACCAACTATGGAACGAGGTTAAGAGTGGTAAATTTCAAGGATTCTCAGTAGAGGGAATTTTTGAACGTATGCAAGTAAATTTAAAATCAAATAATAAACAACAAATGAGTAAACAAGAAGTAAGTGGAAAGACTTTCTTCGAGCGTGTGTTTGGAAAAGCGACGTTTGAAGATGAGCCAGTTGCAGAAGTTGAAGTATCATTTACTGATGTAACCGCAATAGATGGAACTGTTCTATCTTACGAGGGTGATTTAGCAATTGATGTTCCAATTTTTGTTACTGATGCAGAGGGTAATAAGTTACCAGCTCCAGAGGGTGATTACCAAGTAACAGATGCAGAGGGTAAGACCTTAGTAATTTCTGTAAATGCAAACGGTTTAGTTTCTGAATTCTCAACAGTAGAAGAAGAAGCGACAGACGTTGAATCAGAAATGAAAAGCGAAATCTTAACAGAGGTTGCAGAAGTAATGAGAAAAACTTTAGAAGCTACATTCGCTAAGATTGAAGAATTAACTGAGGAAGTTAAAAAATTGAAAACGGAAAAAGAAAGCAAGTTTTCAGCAACTGCAAAAGTAGGAGCAAACAAAGAAAGTAAAATGACAATTTCACAAATGATTAATAATAAAAAATAAGATGAGCAAATTAAAAAACCAATTAAAAGAAAAATTTGATTACGATGTAGCATTGATCCCAGCGTGGACAGATAATACAATGCCTAACGTAATTACTGACTTGATTGAGAATTCTACATTCCTTTCAAAGTTAACAGTTGAAGAAGGTGTTAAAGGAACAAAAGAAATTGCTCTTTTAAATTCAGATATTGCACTTCAAGCCAAAGTTTCTTGTACTCCTTCGCCTGATGGATCGGTTATCTTCACAAAAGAAAACTTAACTACTGTACCTTTGTACATGGGTATTGAGTTCTGTAATGAGGATTTAAACGGTAAAATGACACAAGTATTGAACGTGTTAGGATTGAAAAGACAAGATGGTCAATTACCAGCTGCTTTAAATGAGATCTTAATGGCTTACTTGATGAAACAAGCACAACGTAAAGCACAAAGATTAGCAGTGTCAGGTGATACAACGTCTTTAGATGCTGAATTAGTGTTGATGAATGGTTTAAGACACAGATTAGTTAATGATGCTGATGTATTAACTTATGATGCAGCAGATGCTACAATGACAGATTCAAACGCATATACACAAGCATACGGTGTTTACAAGGCTATCCCTGCTGAATTGTTTGATAACGGAATGGAAGTTGCTATCTACACTGGACGTACAGAAGCACAAAAAATCATCGCTCAATGGAATACTTCAAATCCTTACGATAGAATTGTATTCACAGAGGAAGGAGCATCTTTGTCTTTC